AAAACTTATTTATTTCACAACAAGCCACAAGTTCATAATCATCTTGCCACACTTTTTCAGCAGCATAAGAAAATCCCAATATACCCGTGAATAAATCAAGATGTCTCACTTATTTCCTCACTACATCGTCCGGCACTTCCGCCAGTCCCCAGAAGGCCAGAAAACCCGCCCCGATTGCACATCACCTTCTTTCGCCGTCTCCATTTGATTTTGTCGCCTTGACGTTCTTGACACGCTCTTTTTTTTTCGCCTGCAATATCTTCGCACATAAAGGGATATTCGTATAGTTAAAGTCCACACCACAATACTTCTTACATTCTGACAGGGTGCAACCTTTCAAAAGATTCTTTACTTTATCCTTTTGCCTGACTGTTTTCATTTTTTCGTCTCATTGTCCTTTTCCATTTTTGCGGGCTTTTAGTTTTTAGGACTGTGGAGAGCACACGGCAAGCGATGCTTTTTTAGCCAGATTTCCTGAAAAGCCCAGGGCATGACTAGCTGGTCCCATTTGCGAATACGCTGGATGCGTAAGTGGCAACGCTGGCACAACACAGCAAGATTCTCATCAGTGTTGTTGGATTTATCACCATCTAAATGGTGGACGGTCAGGGTGTGGCCGGTAGAGGGACTGTTAGAGTGGCGGCATCGCTCACAGCGGTAACCTTCTTCGGCCTTGCGACGATCGGCTATTTCTTTCCAGTTGTTGGGGTAGTCATTCATTTATCGGGGCGATTATAAGCTCATATACATTCATGAATTCGTTGTATTGGACATCTGTAACTTCGCCGATAGGTGGGTCGCAGGGATGCTGGTCTGCTAGTTTGACGACTACAGGGGTGTCATAATGACGGACATCAGTGGGCGGGTAATCTCCAATACCGCATGCCATAAACAATTCTTCCATAGTCATGATTTAACCTTTCAATCTGGGTTTTTTGTGCGTTATCCGTTTTGCCACTGTCCTGCTGCTTGCAGCTCTTTTGTGAATAACGTAGTTTTGGTAGGCCCGGTAGTGTGCCTGGCGGCAGAGTGCACTGCAGAAACCATCATGGTTATGTGGTTTCGTAGCATAATATGGTGCTTGGCACCAACGACAGTATTTTGGTTGTTTGTAGGAGTAATGTTTCATAGCGTTATCCTTTCTTTCTCTCGGGCCGAGGAGCTGATTGTCGCCCTGATTTTGCTGTAACGCAAAATCAGGTGTTTAATGAGTCAATTGCCATCTGTAAATCCTGAGTGTTCGGATGGGTGTAGACCTGGGTAGAGCTCAGCGAAGCATGACCTAATAGCTGCTGGACCACTCGAATCGAACACTTACTCATAAGCCGGGTAGCAAAGGTGTGACGCAGCATATGCGGGTTGATTGGCCGGCCGATTGTGGTGATGCCTGCGGCTTTTGTCATTTGCTGAATACGACGGGAGGATAAGCACACGCCATTGTATGAGCCGGCAAAGGCTCGAGTCCAGGGTTTGTAACCAAAGGGCTGCCAAACGTTGAGCCATCTTTCCTGAATTGTATCGTGGAGACGGATAGTGACAGGTAAGCTGCGTTCAGTTTTAGTTTTAGTAATAGCGGCCCTGATTTGAATCATACCAACGGGGGACCCCAGGATGTGGAGGTCTCCTACGGTGAGCTGAATGACCTCGCCGACCCAGAGGCCGGCATCAAGCATAAGAAGCACAATCAGGCGGTCACGGATGCGCAGCTCGTTGAGGACTCGTGACTTGTCCTGCCGATAGAAGTGGGCGAGAAATTTGGCCTGCTCATCGATTGTTAGTGATTTGATTTGACTTTTGCTCATTTTAACCATCCTTTCTGACGAAGCTCTTTTATGGTCAGGCGTAGGGCGATGCGGGCGGCTATGCCTGCTATGAAGATTCCTATCAGCACGCCCGCAATTAGATTACCCATGTTTTGCTCCTTTCAGTGCTTTTAAGAGTAGCTTCAATTGCTAACCAACCACACTTACAACCACATTCTATACCATACGGATACGAACAGCCTGGCTGATGCCCCCCAAATTCAATAAGGGTTTCTTGTAGTTGCTTGATGAGGTCGTAGAGAGCTTTGATTTTTTCATCCTGAGTTAGCTGGGACCAAGGTTTCATATAGGGCTTCATGTTTTGCTCCTTTCATGTAAAGCGACACATTTTATATTACAATATCGGCTAACCCGACACACAACAAACATCACCTTCTTTCGCCGTCTCCATTTGATTTTGTCGCCTTGACGTTCTTGACACGCTCTTTTTTTTTCGCCTGCAATATCTTCGCACATAAAGGGACATTCGTATAGTTAAAGTCCACACCACAATACTTCTTACATTCTGACAGGGTGCAACCCTTCAAAAGATTCTTTACTTTATCCTTTTGCCTGACTGTTTTCATTTTTTCGTCTCATTGCCCTGTGATTCTTCTATCAATTCAGTAACAAGCACATCCTTAAAGTATTTTAATGCTTCTTTAGTTTCTTTTTCTGTTGTGCAATAACGCTCGATTGCGCTTATTATTGCTTCTTCAATTTCAACACCAATGTTCATTTTGTTCCTTTCAAAAAGGCTGGCGGGCAGGTCTTTGTCTGCAACCGAGTCTCCTGAAGATAAAATGTAGTCCTGATTATCAGGGCTTTTGGTTCGGGATTTGCCGCCGCCAGATTAATTTATTTTATGATTGGTCTTTCCTAATCTTTAAGAGCCGCTTAATACTGCCTGTATGTTTCGCCTGCTCATATGCCGTTTTGAGCGGAGTTTTGTTTGTGATAATTTCCGTAATATCCTCAAGGACTTTCCGGAAGGGAAGTTCTACCTCAAAACTCATAGGCGGCGGTTTCGCCTGCACCTTGCGGATATAGGCCAGCACGGCCTCGCATTTTTCATCAGGCATTTATAACCTCTTTGTCCTTTTCAGCTACCAATATTGTCTTTGCCATTTTTCACCTTCACTTTGAAATCCGGTAATCTGCATACGAACATTATCCAGCCGTTGCTTTCTTTTTCTGCTATAAATTTTTGTATGATAGGACTGTCTTGTGAGCACCACATTTCCGAAAAGATTTTCCAGTTGTTCTTAAACCATCCTCGCCCGATATAAAATCCCACGCAGAAATATGGGGTCTCTAAAGGTTTAATCTCCGGATATGAAACTCTCTTGTAATTGTCAATGGGAAATAAATCAGCCATTATTTATTCTCCTCATTAGAGATAAATCTCTTATCCAATTCCCGTATCTGGTGTGTTACTCGAAGTATTCATCGGAAAATGAATATACGTCTCGATAGTTTCACGATAAATAGTTCGGACTTTCGGACAGATTTTCTTTCTTCGGCAGGCAAGTCGCAAAAGTATGGCTGCTTCTTCAAGTGTTTCGGGCGTCAAATCAATATCAATCCATTCCATACCCAACATATCATTTTCTATTATATTTACCTTCATTTTTTACCTCTACTTTTTTCTGCCGCCAGTTTATATCCGGATTCGGGATGTCGAGCTGGAGTTGAGTCGCCGCCCACGTCCGGCAATTCTCAAAAAACTTACTCGCCTGTTCGGTAGTCATTTCTGACAGTCCCAGAGTCTCGCCCATATCACCTACACCACTACACGCCTTTTTTAGTATGTCGTGAATCATATCTTTATTCGGACAGATACCACAAATATCAACGCCCATATCCTCGAATCGTTTGCGAATCATTTCGACCACCAAGCCAAAATGCGCTCTTACCTGATTGGGACTTTTGGCCCGGCCTTCTTTGGTTAGAGTTTCTTTTATCCTTGTGCCATCCTTCATACTGGCCAGCAATCGCTCTCGCAGCTGCTTTTGGACAGGCGGTAACAAAAACCTGCCTTGTTTGACGATGCCGTGAAATTCCGTAGTTATTCTCCTTTTCCCGCCTCTTTTTACCTGCCAGTTTCCGCCCAATGACAGATTTCCACATACTGGCTTTTCAGAATCTTGGCGGAGGTATCAATCTTAAAATTATCTTGCAGGTATTTTTTGAGCGAATCCTGCGTTACCGAATACTGCTGGCAAACAGCGAAAAGCTGCCTGCGTTGCGCCTCGCTAATAGGCGAATCTGATACGTGGTTTTTTGGCGGCTGGTCGATAACGTCCCGTTCAAACTCGGCGGCCTGCTGATTTACTGGTTCTTCTTGTTGCCAATTCCGCTTAGATTCACTCATTGGTTTTTGTGATGATTCTTCGTTTGGTGATTGGGAATCATCAACCATTTCGTCTAAATCCTGTGTGAAAATTTCTGATAAACGGCCAGCCGATAGAGCGGCATCTACCAATGCCCGTTTTTTCGCCATTTTGAGAAGAGTATTAACTTGTGAACATATATCGTCATTGGCGATTCTACCGATTTTCTGGTTGGTTATTACTTCGTCTTTGTCCCTAAATGTAGCGCCGCAACCTCCTTGTTTCTTGAAACATACCCATCCACCACCATATTCCTTTTTGCCTTTTATGATGGCCTCTTCCCCACAGGTGGGACATTTACGTCTGGATTCTCTCCATCTATATTTGCTTTCCATCGAGTTGCAGCTGCCCAAACCTTCACTCATAAGTCTGCCGGTGCGGATAGACTTCAACTGGCATTTAACCGTATAAGCAAAGAATGGTTTTTGAAAATCCTCCTGCGCAGAGAGAATCTGGTAACTGTCGGAAAGGCTCATTAACTTCGCAATCTTTTCGGCTCCTGGCTTGAGAAGTGTCGGTTTGGATGTGCCTGGAATCATGCCGTAGTCCACGCCTGGCGTAGTCAGTCGATGAACCATCTCCTGAAATACCTTGATGGTCTTGAGTCCTTCCTCCATCTTTTGCAAATCGATGGCAAGATCCTCCGGCTCATTGTATCGTTCCATTGACGTTTCATCGTTAGTTTTTGGTTCTGTCTCTTCTGTCATTTTGGTTCTCCTGATTCTGGTTTTGCAAATCGTTCTTTTATGTGGGCCGGACATAACGGCGCATTCATTAAGCAATGCAAATGTGCCATTGCCCTTCTATTTTCCTCATATTCCCATAACCATTCATCTGTTGGTGGTTCTGGTTCTGGCAAAGTCGGCTGCCTCAGATTTGTCTCGCCGAATTCGTCTATAAACACGCTATGATTATATGATTCCCGGAGACGCTCTCCTCGTTCCGTGAATTCGTAATCTGCCATCATCGAAAAACTATCCATTATTTGTCACTCCGGAAATAATATCCTGCTATTCATTTTCCCTCGCTTTTTTAAGGGCGTTCTTAATTCTTCGGAATGCCGGAGTTTCCCAATCAACTTTAATAAGTGGGATTTTAGTTAAAATCCAGATTTTTGTGCATCGTTTGAGCAGGTTCAATTCGTTTCTGTTTGAGGGTATCAATCGAATTTCAGTATTAGATATTTTTGCCTTTATCATTTTTGCTCCTCGTCAAGAATGGCAAGAATTATCTTTTTTTCTTTATCGTAAAAACGTTCGATTGCTTCTCTCATCTTTGCTAACTTGTCCTCTGCAACCACAGCAGCCACGAGAAAGTCGGCCTGCGATTTTGTCAACATTCTGCTTATGGGTTGCATTTCTGCCGTATAGATGGTGAATATCCTTTCGCCCAACGGACCACGAACATCTTTTGCTTCCTGTATTTCCAATGGCAGCTTAAAAGGATTCATTTTTACTCCTCGTTAAGAATGGCAAGAATTTGGTCGTTTCTCAAGACAGACCACTTATTTGCCGCTTCTCTTATCTTTTCCAACTTGTTCTCGACAGTCTCAAAGCCGTTGATTGCAGCCAAAATATAAGCAACCACTTCTCTCGTTTTTTCCTTGTCGAAGTATTGGTCGTCAGGTGTATCTTTTGTGGTATTTTCTTTGCGCACAAAAACTGTAATGCTAATTCGGTTATTGTCTTTATCGCATATAGTGTCGTATAGTTGTATTTCTAAATTTTTAGATAATGGACTATTCATTTTTCAGGACTACCATTTTGCATTCAGGACATATTAACTTACTTGTGTTAATGCCCATTATTGCTCTGGGCGGAGCATTACCCATCCAACCACAATTGTCATCAGGGCATTTCCATTTTGGCTTGTCTAATGGCACTTCTCTCATTTGTTTAGCCAATTTTTTCTCTGCTTTTTTTGCCACCTCTATTTCCGTCTTTGTCCGGCGATGACGTTTGGGTCTTGATTCAGTCTCTAATGCGGTCGGCAAGACCTCTGGTTTGCTTTCTAGTTGATTATCTTGCTCTTTTGGGACTACGGCAAGGTCTTTTGGCAGAATCGTGGGAATTACTGACATACATTCAGGACAAAGGAAGCGGGGGTATCCTTCTCTCCGAAACGGAGCTTCCTGTATTTCCAATGGCAAATCAAGTGGGTCATTTCCTTTCCACTTACAAGAAGGACATTTCCATAGTTGATTTCGGGGCTTGCGGGGTTTCATAGCCTCGGGGGTCGGATCTGGTTTTGAGGCTTTCAGAGCTAACTTACAATAAAAACTATTGATTCTATAAGACATCGTTTTGCAAATCCCTGTTGTCGTTATAAACAATACGGGGTCTTTGTCGGGAATCAAATAGACATCGCCTTTTCTATTCATTCCTACATAAATTGTTTCTGGAAAATTTCGTGGTCTGCTCATCTTTTATCCTTTCAAGTTTTTAAGTTTTTTAAGTTTCTTACCACAAAACGGACAAAACTTAAATATCTTTTCCTCTGCGCAGCAAAAGCTGCCGTATCCGCAACCAGTTTTCCACCACCAGTCATAAGACGTAGCTGGACGCCGTCGCCAGATGCAAAACTTTATACTCATTTTTTTCATCTCTCAAAATATGCCTTGGCCATATAAATTGAAACTAACCAAAATCCTACACAGTATCCCACTATAAGTAACCACGTCAAAGCTATCCATCGAGCTTTCATTCTTTCACTCTTTCAGTCCTAATGCTTGAGGAGTTAAATAACACTTATTGCAAAAGTGTTTTACGTCTTTGCGGTTATCAGAAGGATGTTCTTAATTAACTCTCATTTTTAATAATTTATCCCTTATCGCCCCAAAATCCTTGCCTTTATATAGATTGAATTTACGGAAATTGCTTATATGATAACTGAAATTGCGCGGATAAATTGTGCCTGGGTCTAATACTTTAGCAACCCAAGTATCTATCCTAATACTAAAAACGAATTTGCATATCCAATCTTTTCCTGATTCGCCGCGAATATTACTATCGCCATTACAAAGAAGAGTTTTGGCTTTGAAAAACAATTTCTCATCAGGTAATTCGAGTCCCAGAACTGAATCGATGACCTTGCCGACAAACGTATATAATCTGCTATTTACGCAGCCAAGTAAATCCATAAGCAAGTCAAGAGGAGGTTCTTTGTCTTCTATAATCCAGACAATCCGGTTTTCATTAGCAAAATAAGTTTCTTCAAACTTCATCTTTTCATCTTCTCAAAAAGCCGCTTACTCAATTTGCTTTCGCAGGGATGCAGGCCATTGATTTATAAATTTCAGTTGTTCGCAATCGCACTTGCCAATTCGTTTTGTTCTGATACTAATTCGGATTTTTTCCCAGTGATGTTTGCCGTCACAAAAGGTTGCTACTCCTTCTTCATATTTTATTTGTTTCGCTGCTTCAAGACTCATTTTTCCACTTCAAAAAAGCCGCCGCCGGCTGGTTATATATTCAAAACTAATCGCACATCGACATCGGCATCAAGTATGTATAAGTCGCTGCGCGGTTCGCCCTTTTGCCGTTGCGTCTGCCGTAAAATCTTGACGGGCATCCCATCCATTACATCATCGTCAATACCTCCGATTTCGCGACAAGCATCAATGAATCCTTGCACCGAATCCGCCGTTCGCACAATACAATCGGCAGTGCAACCAATACCCTGCTCTTCATCGAGCCATTGTGTAAATTGTTCTTTCAATTCTTCAATTTTCATTTCAGTAATCATTTTTTCACCTCAAAAGAGCCGGTTGCAGCGGAGGATTCCATTGGGCTGTCAAGCGCAAGGATTGAACCACAACCGGCCCTGATTTTGCTTGTTTGATTTTCTTGACAGCCCATACAGCTTTAACCTTTCAATTTTCGTTTAATTCACTATCGGCATTTTACTAATCAGACTTGAATCTGTCAAGAAGATTTTTGGAAACAATTTTCTAAACCTTTACAAATACAAGAATTAAGTGCGCCGAAAGTTCAAAGAATTTTCAACCGTAAAAATTTATTAAAGCAGTTTGAACGAATTGTCGATAATAGATTTATGCTTACAGTTATCCTGTGCATTCTGGCTCTGAACGCTCCGACAGACGACCAAATCGTAGCCGCCATATGCAGGGCAGAGAACAGCGTCAAATATCCTTATGGCATAAAATCTATCAATACTCACGGCGACAAGGAATATGCTCGGCGCATCTGCCTGAACACGATTCGCAATAACCGCAGACGCTGGCAGGCCGCCGGATGTCCGGGGGACTATATCGACTATCTTGCAGACCGCTATGTGCCTAAAAGCGTTGACCCACAGGGTAATATCAACTGGAAGCGCAACGTCAAATTTTTCTTAAAGAATTAGTTTGACTTTCAAGGGCGGTGCAAGTAGTTTGTAACTTATGGTAAATTATAAAGCTATATTGCAATGGATTAAAGCCCCTGGCAGCAAACCTATACGCACGCCGTGTAGCTTTACTATTTACCATTCCAGGGGCTTTATTTTTCGCAGGGAGGCAAGATGGCAAAAGAAAATAATTTCGCAATCGAATTAGTTGTGCCTGAAGTGCCCGTTAAGTGGAATTATGAAGATTCAGTTCGAAAGGTCAAACAGGCAATCTATAAATGGAAAACTTTAACCATAGAACTTGCAATCGAACTTTGGATAGCCAGAGAGATTTTATCGCAAAAAGCCGCTTTTCAACAGCGCCAATCCGATGGGACTTTTGTCCCGGCGGATAAAACCTGGTCGGATTATTGTAAGGAAATCGGCTATTTTCGGCGGGTTGTTAATCGTTGGTTGGAACGATGGTTTGAAAAGAAAAGTTTGCCGAAACCGGAAACACCGGAACTGCCTGAAGGAATTTTCAATGTCATTTACGCCGACCCGCCCTGGCAATATGACAATGCCGGACTTGGCGGCGCCGCCGAAAAACATTATAAAACAATGGCTCTCGAAGAGATTAAAACCTTCAAGGACAAAAAGGGACGGACGATACAGGATTGCTGTGCGGACAATTCTATCATATATTTATGGGTGACAAATCCGTTTTTGGAAGATGCTTTTGAGATTTTGAGAGCCTGGGGATTTGATTATAAAACAAATTTTTGCTGGGTGAAAGAGGGCAGGCCGACTTACGGCAAACTTTGTTTTTATATTTACGGTCAACACGAGCTTTTACTATTAGGAACTCGCGGAGCTTTTCTGCCGACAGGTGAAAAGTTTAATAGCATTATAAGCTCAAAAAAAACAATACACAGCAGAAAACCGGAAATTATTTATGACATAATCGAAAAGATGTATCCCGATGGCAAATATCTGGAATTGTTCCATAGGGGCATTAAAAGAAAGGGCTGGGAATGTTGGGGATATGAATCACGCAACGACAGGAATGAATAAAACCAAATCATATAACGGAGATTATATGGATATTGGCAAACAAGGCGAGCAGAAAGTAATCGAATGGCTCAAGGCCAGACCATCCGTTCTGGGTATTTCCGACTTTCGAGACATAAGAGTAATCCACGAAGCAGATATTGACATAGGGATACGGCTGTATAAGGGAAATATATGCTTGGCTGAAATCAAAACTGACACATATTTAGGAACTACAGGCAACGTGTTAAATGAAATCTTACGCATAAATCATTACGCAAACCATCAATACGCTGGATATCTTGGTTGGACATTGAGAAGTCCGGCTGAATGGCTTTTTTACTATGCGCCGAACAGAAAAATTCCCGCTATTTACATAGGGCGTTTTTCGGACATTCGATTAGTTTTGCAGAGATGGACAAAAAATACCGAACATTCTGTTGTAATAACAAGAACGGATGAAATTAAAACAACTTATAACATTTTAATTCCTGAATGTGAATACGACAGCGTTTTTTCGATAAATGAAATATGATTCCCGTTCCCGAATACTTTTTGCAAGGATGCTGAAAATGGCAGGATATACGCCACTCTTTAATTCTATTGTAACCAGCAGCGTCTGGAACGAGGACAGCGAGACTCGTATTGTTTGGATTACTTTATTAGCTCTTGCGGATGCTAATGGCAAGGTCGAGGGAAGTGTATCGGGACTCGCCCCCGTTGCCAGAGTATCGCTTGCGATTTGCAAAAAAGCATTAAGCCGACTCAAACAACCTGACCCTTACAGTCGCACTAAAGAATATGAAGGACGGAGAATAAAGGACATTGACGGCGGTTGGCAAGTTTTGAATTATATCAAGTTCAGGGAAAAAGCAAAAATGAGAACGGCGGAGTATTACAAAAATTATAGAAAAAGAAAAGCGATATTAAAAGAAAAAGATATTATACAAACAGAAACAAATACAGAAACAGGGCGCAGTTGCGCAACGTTGCAACCAGTTGCACAACGGTTGCAAATACCTCCATCTATTTCTGATGTATCTCTTTATCTGGCAGACTATTGCAAAGAAAAGAACCTTCCACCACTTGACCCGCAGGATTTTATAGACTTTTATGAGGGTAAGGGTTGGATTGTAGGCAAGGTCAAAATGAAGGACTGGCAGGCCGCCGCCCGCAGGGCTGCACGAAACTGGGAGCGAAAGGCCGAAAGCCGAGACCAGCGATTTGACAGACTTTTGAAGGAAAAAACATAATGATAAAAGAGCAGGCAAATCAGTTTATAAAAGAGATTTTGGGTGGCTTATGGCCTCGATGGGAGCCGAAACAAGAAGAAATAGATGGCTGGGTAGAACGGTTGTTGTATTTCGAGTATTATTCTGCCAAGCAAGCCGTTAATAATATGTTCTTTGAATCGATAACGGTTAGGGGTCTTGAACCGCCGGCGGGGAAGATACTTAATGCCATTAGAAAAACCCAGCAACTGAAAACAGGAACGAAAAGCGACCGGGTTTTGCTCTATACAATTATCAAAGAATCTTTATTTAATGCGGGCAAAAACCCTAAAATCTATGGTAAGGGCTTTTATGTGGGGACTAAAAATCAAGTCTCAGCCCCGGAAGAGATTGAACACAGGGCTGAATTTCAAAGGCAAGAACTTAATAGTATTTATGGCGAAAATCATATTATCATAAGAAACTGGGAAAATTTCCCTTAATAGTGGGGCAGGTCAGGTATAAAGTGAGACGTAATGACGGACTTCATAGCTATCGGGCAAGATGTCGAAAATGCGGCAAGGTCAAAGCTGACAAGAATATGATTTATGTGGTCCCGGAAGACTGCTATTATTGCAATCAGCAATGTATGGACGCTTACAATGCCATTAAAAGGGATAAGAAGGGGTTTGTGATAAATGGTTAGAAATTATTGGTTGTATTGGAAATCACATCCCATTATATCATTGGCAACTTTTGGTATGGGAATAGTGATTTACTTTTTAATCATCAAACCTCTTTTCTTTTGGTGGTTATAAATGCCTGACGAAAAAATACTGAAAATATGTCGGGATTTTACGCACAAAAAGGCGAAACTTCTTAAGGGGAAATAGATGCTCAATGAGATTTTAGGGATTATCGCAACAATCCTTGCCGTGACCGGAGTGATTTGCAACAACCGCAAAATGGTGGCCTGCTTTTATTTCTGGCTGTTGAGCAACGGCCTATCGGGAGTCATACACTTTAACTGCGGGATATATTCCCTGCTGGCAAGGGACATTGTATTTTGGGTTTTGGCCATTGAGGGATTGATAAAGTGGCGAAAGGGAAAGTGATGCTCATAATCGCTGGAATTCTGTTTGTGCTGGCAATGTTGTCCTGGTTTGTGGATAGGATGTTTGACAATGCCTCTGTGGACTTGCGGTGGGCAACGAGAATTTTGATATTTTTGACATTGATTTTCATAGCCCTTAATTTGCTGGGGGAATTGATTGAACGATGAAAAAACAAAAACCTGATAAGCCAAAACCCAAAGTTGCCGATGTTAATGTTGAGCAGCTCCTCAAGACCCAACGGCAGGCGGCTGATTATGCCGATGTCAATACGCGCACAATCCGCCGATGGCTCAGCAATGGTATGCCGACTTCGGCGGAAGGATATTACATCAAGGGTATTCTGGATTTTTTCAAAAACAATGAGAGCCGGGCGCCGAATGAAAACAGACAGCGATTTCTAAAAGCCGAGGCCGACCTGAAGGAGACAAAATCGGAACTTGCGAATATCGAATTGCGGATAAAGCGGGGTGAGCTTATCGAAAGCGCCGAAATTGAGGCGGGGCGGGTTGCCCGCATATTAGCGGCGAAGCGGGCGTTTCGTGGGCTTGGCCGGAATCTGGCGCTGCGACTGTCGAAAATGGGGGGCAATCCGAGCGGCATTCAGAAGGCAATAGATATAAAAATAAGGGAGATAATTGAAGAGTTTGCGAGAAATTGAAAATCTATATTCAATTAAGTTGCGTTTTGTTCAGTTGTGTTATGTTACGTTCCGTTGCGTTAAGTTAAGTTTTTAGAGAAAGGAAGTGTGTTATGAAAACTGTAATAGTGGAATTGAAAAGTTTGACAGGATTGGTTTTTGGCAAACCGGTTTTTGAGAAAAAAGAGACCGGCGAATCAGGGGAGGCGTTTGAAGAGCGGACGTGGATGCAGAGGTTGCACAAAAACGAAAATGGAGTATTCATTCCACCATTCGCCTTGAAAAACGCCCTTGTCAATTCGGCAAAATATCTTCAGCAATCAGTTCCAGGAAAAGGAAAATCGACCTACACAAAACTTTTTCTTGCCGGATTATTAGTGGCAGAGCCGATTTATTTGGGCAAGGACATCGAAAAGAAAATACAGAAATTGCCGATGTATGTCCCTTCAGACGGTAAGACCGGAGGCACAACAAGAGTGTGGCGACACTTTCCCTTGCTTCCCGAATGGCAGGGGACGACTACGATACTTTTGACAGACCCGATTTTGGAGGAAAAGCCAGATAAGGTCAAAGAATATCTTATCCACGCAGGCCAGCTGGTGGGATTGCTGACATTCAGGGTCGGCAAAGGCGGGTTATTCGGCAAGTTTGAAGTTATGAGCTTTAAGGTAACGAAATAAATAAGTTGAGTTTTGTTGAGTTGTGTTAGGTTGTGTTGAGTTAAGTTGCGTTAAGTTAAGTTTTTTGGAGGGCAGGTAACGAAATAAATGAGTTTCCGTTCTGTTGCGTTAAGTTATGTTCTGTTCAGTTAAGTTAAGTTAAGTTAAGTTTTTGATGTTGAGGCAAATTAGAATTTTTGAAAGGAAATAAAAATGAACGATGAAAAAACAGAAAGCAAGGCGTTTCCGTTTGAGCACGGACTGTCACCGGCATCCGCAAAACTGATGGAAAAACTAAAGACGGGTAAAATTGGGGACATTGTCACCGATGAGGAGCTGACAGGCATTTGCGGCAGGAATACAAAGGTCGGCGAAAAGGGCTATGCCAACCTTCAAACTGCTATAAGGCGAACCTTGCGGGATTACGGCCTTGTCTGGATGAGAATACCAAAGGCGTATGCGATAAAATGCCTTGACTCAAACGAAATTGTCGAAAGTCTGCCGGCAGATATGGAGCGGATAAGGCATTGCTCAAAAAAAGCCTTGAAGAGAGGGGCGCAAGTTGAGATAGGAAAAATTCCGGAAGATATGAAAATGCTTTTTTTCGCAAGGCAGGCGCAATTATCCGTAGTTGTTGTTGTAAGTGAAAATAAAACCACGAAACAGCTTGCGATAAGAGGCGCTACCGGCAAGTTCGACCAGCAAAAATTACTTGAGGCGTTTATTGCTTCAGTTAAAACGTAATACGAAAAAAAAAATATGGACAAATGCCGAGCGGCAGGCGTGGTCTCTGCCTGCGAAATTGACAGTATCTGAATGGGCGGACAAGCATCGGATACTGGAATCTGGAACGGCGGAGCCGGGCCAGTGGCGGACAAGCCGGACGCCCTATCTACGGGGGATAATGGATTCCTTCTGCGACCCTGAAACAGAAATAGTCACCATTGTAAAGTCCCCGCAATCGGGCGGAACGGAGGCGCTGCTTAATACAATGGGTTACAGTATTTGCGAAGACCCCGGGCCCGGCCTGATGGTGATGCCCCGCCACGAGGAGGATTGCGGATATATGGCGGGACGCCTGAAAACAATGGTCGATGCCTCGCCGGAGCTGAAAAAACAGACCACTGGACGGATATGGGACTTGACAGGTTTTGAGTTCAGGTTCTCACGAATGACAGTGTATTTTTCCGGAGCCAATTCGCCCGCCGGCCTGGGAACGAAACCCATCCGCTATCTGTGGCTGGATGAGATTGACAAGTATCCGCAATTTGTTGGCAAGGAGGCGTCCCCGATTGACTTGGCGGAGAAGCGGACGATAACATTTTGGGACAGGAAAATCGTCCAAACATCGACGCCCACCACAACAGATGGCAACATCTGGACAAAATTCAAAAGAAGCTCTAAGCATCACTATTACATTCCCTGCCCCCATTGCGGAGAATATCAGGTCTGGATTTTCAATGAACCGGATAGCAGGGAACCGCGATTAAGAATTGCAAAGGAATTGCGGGACCCCGATGTAATCAGAAACACGCCCGGTTGTGTTTGGTATGAATGTAAGTTTTGCAGGGGCAGGATTGACGAAACCGAAAAGGACGGACTTGTCGCAAGGGGTGAATGGCTGCCAGACAAGTTTGCAAATGAAATCCTGAAACTGGCAAAAAAAGAGCACGCCAGCATTATGAATATCAAAAGAGAATTCAATTACAACAAACGGCGTATCGGCTTTCAATACAATGCCCTGATAAGTCCCTGGGTATCGTGGACGGAGGTTATGGCCGAATGGTTCGAGGCCAATACGGAGGAGGGAGTGACAGCAGGCAAACTTCTGGATTTTATGAATGCCATTCTTGCCGAGCCGTATGCCGAGACAATGGTCGAAGTCGCGGCGGAAGGATTGAGAAAAAACATCGGGACATTCTCACGTGGAACTGTTCCTGACTGGTGCAAGATACTTGTTGGCGGTGCCGATTATCACGAGGATATTCGCGGACAAGTTCGCATCGACTTTGAAGTTCGCGGATTCGGATATGGGGAGAGAAATTATGTCATAAGCTGCGGCTCGGTCTATTCCTGGCAGGAGCTTGAAGACGAAATCCTGCTGCACTCATTTCCCTGGGCGAATCCCGACAGAAAAGAGCCGGAACTTGCAGTCATACAACTATTTATTGATTCCGGTTTCAAGCCGGATGAGGTCTATGAATTCTGTCGGCGGTATTTTCCGCTTTGTATGCCGACAAAAGGATTGCCTGGCAGACAGCAAAGAGGGGGCCCGCTTACTATATCGAGTTTGGAAAAAATAACAGCCGAAAGAAAAGCAAAGTTTCGTGGCATACAACTTGCGCTTTTGGATGTTTCATTTTTCAAGGACAAGGTTCATAACTGGGCATCACGCGCCGCCGGGACTCCTGGCTCAACGGAATATTTTGCCGAGATTCCAGACTATTATTTCCGTGAATTCACGAATGAGCGCAAGACAAGGATTCGTGGCAGATATGGACAAGTAACCTGGCAATGGCGGCCCGTGAGTGGCGGGGCGCAGGTGCATTTTCTCGACACGGCGGTCAACGCGGCGGCAGCGGCCTTCTATAAGCGGGTGCAATATATGCGAGCGCCACAAGAACAAGCCGGCAAGCCGATACCGGCGGCATTGATAAGGGCAAAACCGGTAAAATTGATGGTAAGAGAAAAGCCTGAGGGCAAAGGGTTCCTGGATAATTTGCCGGAATTGTAAATATGAAAAACGGATTTCTCAATAACCTGCCGGATTTGGGGCTGGGCAACGGCAAGCCTCGGAGGCCAAAGGCGAATGACAAACAGAAGGAAACAGGCGATAAAAAGCCGACAAAAAAAGGGCTGATTTGTCCAAAGTGTGGTCATCAGAATTTTGAGACCGTCAAGACGATTCCATTATGGGGATGGATAAGACGGTATAGGATTTGTGAGAATTGTGGCAGGCGAATCAGGACGAAGGAAATCATTGAAAAAACAGACCAAAATTCCCCTCAAAAGTAAAATTCTTTCCTATTAGTAGCCATTCGGTTAAGAATCTGCTCTTTTTATTGATAATTTACTTGCATTGGTGAAAATTTTGTTTTATGGATTAAGTATGTTGTTAATGAATAGCTCAAAAATTTCTATGCAGAACATTATCGAAAACGTCATATGGACAGGGTTTATGGTGTGCTTTCAGATAATGAAAGTGGACAAGAACCTGACGGCTGCGAATGGGCAGATAATTGCAGACGATAATGAAGACAGCAGAACTATTATATAGTGGTTATGATAAACAAAGAAATTGCCAGAGCTATTTTCAGGGTATCTGCCCAATAAAGTCCATATTGGTTAGGTATAGAAGTTTTTAAGCTAAAGGCCGGTAGCTGATAACTATCGGCCTGATTTTTTATGGTAGTAAGTTACGCGACTATAATCGAAACGATAGATACAGCCATTAATGATTGGGCTGGATGATCAGTGTCAATTGCGGCAGGAAAATCCGCACAAAAGAAACCATTGAAAAAACAAATATTGACAAAATAGAATAAAATTTTGGGCTACGGGTAGCCCTTTTTGCCTAAATTCACGATTTTTCCTGTAAAAATCCTTGACACAATCCTTTGATTGCCGAAATAATCTGAATATGACAACGCTGGCAGAAAGACTATTAAAGGTTCAAAATGCCATTGATGCGATACTCGATGGCGCTCAGAGTATTAGTATTGGTGACAGGACATATACGCGGGCAAATTTGAACGCCTTGATAGCGCTGGAAAATCAATTACAGCGTCGAGTAAATAATGAGCTATCACACGGTCGGACAGTAGCGGAAATGTGATATGGTTGGTTTGATGACCAGAGAAGATTCTTTGTTGGAAAAGACAAAACCGGATGGCAGCTGGTCAAAAAGGGCATCCGAAAGAATCGATGATTTGGTGGGAATAATATCGCCGCGCAAGGCGTTCCAGAGAAAAATGTACCGGTTCGGTTATGATGCCATTGACAAATCCCGATTGCGAAAAAAGAGAAAAGACCTCGGCGGAACGGGGGATAGTCATTTAACGGAGGATGCGCTTTACAAATTGCGGGAAATCTGCCGCGAAATGTCGCGCAACAATCCTCTGGCCAATGGATTGTTGAAGCTGGAGCGGAACGGCGTCATTGGTTCGGGTGTTACCGTGCAGGGAAGAACGGATGACGATAAACTCAATGACGAGCTTGAAGCCGCGTGGAAGGAAGAAATGCTTGACAAGCCCTGTGATGTCACGGGCAGATTTAATTTCAATCAATTTTTAAGAAAGTTTTTCCTTGCTTATCGGCGAGATGGCGATGCGGCAGCCATATTTCTGAATGACAAGCTGCAGGCGGTAGAAGGCGATCAGATAGGGACGCCAATAAGGATACAGGATTTTCAGCTTTTCCAAATTACAAACGGAATTGCCTATAACAAAATCACAAGCGAAGTAATCGGCTATTATATTGGCATACCAGACAAATATGGATATATCAAGACAGGAAGTTATAAACACTATCCTGCCGACAAGGTGCATTTGATGTTCGATCCAGCGCGATTCAGTCAGTCCCGTGGCGAACCGGTCCTGACGCCGTCAATCAATTTTATAGATACCCTCTGTGATTATATCGATGCGGAATTTGTGGCAGCTAAAGTGAACGCCTGCTTTTCGATGTTCATAGCACAGGAATACAGCGATATGCCTCAGCCATATACCAAAGGGATTTCCAGCACCGGCTATGATGCGGAGGGCAATCGACTCGAAAAGATGTCACCCGGCCAGGTTATTTACGGGGCGCCGGGCGAAACAGCAACCGGCATAGGCCAAGCCAGGCCGAATGCGCAATTCGACCCGTTTGTCCTGCGGATGCTGACGTTCATAGCCAGGCCGCTATGTATGCCCCTTATGCTGGTTACGATGGATTTTTCCGGCGCGACCTTTATGAATGCCCGACTTGCATATCAGAAGGTACAAGAGGAATGGCAGGCACAGCAGGATGATGTTATAAAACCATTCGTTTCACGGGTTTGGCGGTGGAAAATTCAGCAGTTAATTGATTCAAAACAAATTAAAACGAATAATGAAAAAATCCTGCACCACGAAGTGCTCTGCCGCCGATGGCCTTATGTTGACCCATTTAGAGAGTCGGAAGCGCACGAACAGGAATTTTTCAATGGCACGAACACGCGGACAGAGGTATGCGCCAGCCAGGGCAGGGATTTTAAGGATGTGACGGACGAGCTGGATAGAGAGGAAAATTATCGGGCAACGAAAAACGTGCCGAAAAAACCCGAGAAGCAGTCGATAAAAATTGGAGATTAAAAATGTCACCTGAAAGTAATCAAGAAATCGTTGATTCTTTTCCTTATGAAAATTATCATTCCTGCAGATTGACCGAACCGAATTATCCTGATTATGCCTACAAAAAATGTGCGGAAAAACACAAAGGAAAATGTATCGACCACAATTACGGAATTAGAGGACCCGGCAAATCTGAACTTCAGGCGCTTCGATATTCTGAAACAATTTGGACGGCCAACGATGCAGGGGCACACTGTAAAAGCAGAGGTGGTTCATTTGAGCCGGCAAAAAAGGCAAAAGAGAAACAGACAATTCCTTCGGCGGATCTTGACAATCCGGCCAAGAATCCGTTCGTGTTCAATATGCCAGGGATGGTCGAATTTGCAGCGGCAGGAGAAGACGGACAGAAAAACAAAATCCGCCTGACGCTTTATGATGGCTCGGTAGTCAAGCACTGGTATTGGGGCAACCTGGCATTTGAACTTTCGACTATGAGAATGGCCAAGAAAAGAAACCCGATTTTGTTTATTCACGATGTCAGTCAACGAGCAGCCGTCAGCGACACGGCGGAATTCGATCCGAAGTTTATTATGGAGGGTGACTTCCTGAAATCCTCAAAGATAGCCGAGGAAATCAAGGCGCAGATGACAGAGGGGTTTCCCTTTGAAGCATCGTTGCGATTTGACCCAGACAGGAGCAAAATCGAATTTGTCAACGGCGATGAAACTATCGAGGTGAACGGGAATAAGCTGAAAGGGCCCGGGACGGTCATAAAGAATGCGTGCATATTGGAAGGCAGCATTTGTGTCTTTGGCGCTCTGAAAAATACGCAATCGGAGGCGTTTGAAATCGTTAATAACCTATTAAGAGAAAAGGAGTCTATTATGGATGAGCAAACTACATTAACTTTGGATACTTTCGCCGAACAGTATCCCGAATTGCACAGCCAGCTGGTTGAGAAGGCAAGGCAGGAAGGCGGAAAAGCCACAATGGAGCTTTTTAACAGATTTGTCGAGAAGTTCGGTGACGACCCTGTATTCTGTATCGAGCATTTCAAAAAGGGTGGAACGCTTGAGCAGACGACAGAGATAAGGATTGAAAAACTGAAGGTCGATAATCAGCAATTAAGTGAACAGCTCAAAAAGCAGGCCAAAACCAGAATCGACCCCGCCGCCCAGGAATTTTCCGACCAACAGAATGCATCTGGCGGAACGGGCAATCCTCCTCCCCCTGAAAAACCCGAGGACAAATATACCAAAGAATTCAATAAGTCCCAGGAAATTCAGGACGAATTCGGCGGGCCGGAAGGCATAAGGAATTATATCGCCTTCCGCAAGGCCGAGGATGCCGGAAAGGTAAGAGGTTAAACTATGGCGAAAAAAAGCAATAACGAAAAATCTGAACAGGAAAAACCCGTTGCCGGCAGGATAAAAAATGTGCCGGTTTTTAGCATCCCTGCAAGCGACCCTTACATAGACGCCGTGATTCGATGTTACTTCAAACAGGATAAGCCGAAGAAAATCAATTCTCAAGTCGGCGAAAGACCTTTCATTCTTGAGGCAGACGACCCTGCGGCAATGGCGGCTCTTAAAAATTACATCCAGCGAGCCAACGGGGCCTGCGACAGGGCAAGAGCAATTGAAGCGGAAAAGGCAAAAAGTGCGTTTGAGGAATATGCGAAAAAGTAAAGAATAAAATAAACTGTGCCGTTATTTCGGGCACAAAACAACTGATAAAATGAAAGGAGTTTATTATGGTATTAGCAGCAGACAGTCCAATGGTTACTGAACTTGGCGAGTTCAATTCGATACCTATTATCGACAACGATATAGTGTATGAAGGGGCGATGGTTGGCGAGAGTGCGGCTATCGCCACAGCCGGATATGGCAGACCTTTGACTGCCGGTGACAGATTTATGGGTCACGCTATCGAACAGGTGGACAATACGCTGGCAGGCCACGCCGCAGGCGCTAAAAACATTCGCTTACGGACTCGCCGTTATAAGGCATTGGTGACCCTTGCCGGATACATTACTGATATAGGCCAGCCGGTATATGCCAGCGATGATGCGACCCTGACCTTTGATGCAGTTGACAATAGTTACGTCGGCGTGGTTCATCGGTATGTCAGCACAACGAAGATGGTAGTCGAGTTCCGGCCGGGCGAACAGGACGAGTGGGGAAATCGGACACGCCTCAAAAAAATCGATGACTACACAACTTTAGCAATAGACGCCGGTGTCGTTATTTATCTTGGAGTCGATACCAAGATAATCACCTTGTTCGACCTTGCAACGGCTTTGGCGGGTTACAGAATCACAATTGTCAATTCAGGCGCAGCAGGGGTGGCGGGGATAGTAGTTGACCCTAATGCCAACGACCTTTTCGTTGGCGGAAGTGAAATCGCCGCTAACGCCAATGGTCACAAAATGACCAACACCAAGGCGACCGCAAAAAGAGGTGATTTCCTGACTCTGGTTAGCGAAGGAACAAACGGCTTCTATATTGAGGCTTACCGAGGCATCTGGGCGGCAGAATAAAGAATCGTTCTAACTAAAAGTTAATAAAGGGTTCGGCCGTCCACCGGCCGGTGGACGGCTGACGCAAGAGAATTAAAGGGGCAGTGTAGTGCTACACCACTATGCTGCCCCTTTTTTCTGCCCCGAAAAAAACAGATAATGAAAGGAGTAATGTTATGGGAGCACAAGGTTTAGGTTCGCGGGCCATTATAGGCAAGTTTTTCAACATTCTGGAAACGGAACTGGGAACATCCTGGATAGATTTAATATCCTTGCTGTTTCAAAGTGACCAGGCATCAGAGGAATATAAGTGGCTCGGAATGTCACCGGCAATGCGCGAATGGATAGGCGGAAGGCAGGCGCACGGCTTCCGCGAAAACGGATTGACCATCACTAATAAGAAATTCGAGGCAACGATGGAAGTGCCCTGTGATTGGATACGCAGGGACAAGACCGGCCAAATAGACGTACGCATCGGTGAGCTGGCAAGAAGGGCTGTCGAGCATTGGGCGAAACTTCTAAGCACCTTCATCACCAATGGCACCGGTGCAACGAGCGGATATTGCTATGACGGCCACGTTTTCTTTGACACTGACCATTCGGAAGGTGACAGCGGGACGCAGTTGAATCTCTTGGCGGCAGGGCAAGTTGCGGCCTTGAATGTCACAACCCCAACGGCACCGACACCAGTGGAGGCGGCAAAGGCGATTCTCGGAGTCATCGGTTATATGCTTACCTATCTTGACGATAAAGGCGAGCCAATGAATGATGGCGCAAAGAACTTTTTAGTTATGACATCGCCTACCTTATGGCAGTTCTTGGCGCCTGCCGTTTATAGTCCGTTGGTCAGTGCCGGTGAGACCAATCCGCTGGCTGCCATTATGGCGAATACGGATTTCAGAGTAGCCGTGGTTGCCAATTCCCGCCTTGCATATACGACACAATTTGTCGTTCTTCGCACGGACGCCAAGACGAAGCCGTTTATCAGGCAAGAAGAGGAAGGCGTCACGTCCAGTGCGCTTGCCGAAGGCAGCGACGAGGAGTTTAACAATGACAGGTGGCTCTTTGGCGTCAAGGCCCTTCGCAATATCGGATACGGATACTGGCAACAGGCTGCACACGCTACATTAGAATAACCAGGCAATGGTCAAATAAAGTTTTCATCGTTCTGCTGGGCGGCGGTTCTATAAAAGCCGCCGCCCAGGGAATTATTTGCTTATGGCGCAGATTTCCGAGCATTTTGAGGTGATTCACAAAATTGCCGTCAATCTCAACAGGGAGTTTTTCCTTTTGCAGACCGATCACGTGAAAACGGATGAGCAAATAGAGGCGGCGGAAGCGGCCATTGATTCATTGACAAGACTGCAAAACACAGAAATCCTGGTATTGAAACGAAGTCTGGGATTGTGCTGATGGCGAATGTTTTTGACACAGAGCTGAAGGCAATGGCCGAAATTTTTTTGGAAGATTTCGGTGAAACAGGGACTTACTATCCCGGCGCCGGAGGTTCGCGTGAAATCATCTGCATAGTTGATAGAGAGCAGGTTGGTGTCATCGAAGGAATGCCGTATGGACAAGGGCCGAATTTGTCAATCACGGTTGCAAATGATGTTGTGAAAGGGATTGCCGTATCTGAAATAGATTATGGCAGGGACAAGTTCTCTATCCCTGTAAACATCGGCGAAGCTGCCCAGCAAAAAAGAATAACGAAAAAAATCTCGCAGGATGCGGGAATGATAAAACTCGCACTAAATTAAGATGGTCGCGCCGCTAATCAAAATCACATATGACGAGGCGAAACTTCAGCGGATACAGAATTTGCTGCGGGAGATTCCCAACGCCCTGCCGAAAGTTGTAAGCAGGGGGATAAACAGGACTGCGCAGCAGACAAAGACACAAATTGTCAGGCGGGTTTCCGCCGAAACAAAAGCCCTGCAAAAAGAGGTCAGGGCCGGCATAGTCATAACAAAGAAGGCCACCTATACCGTCTGGCTTTCGGTCCTGTCTTTGGGTGGCAGGGGAATCCCGATTATCCGCTTTAAGCACGCGGAGGCACAAAGGGGAATAATTTATTGGCTCGGTCGCAAGCACTACTTTCTGCGACATGCATTTCTTGCCACAATGCCGAGCGGGCACAAAGGCGTGTTCCTTAGAGGCAGGTATCTCGGAAAAGAGCCGAAGCGCAAATTCCGGTTCAAGGGCGGATTTGGCGGTAAGGCATATTGGACAGAATTACCCATTAAGGAGAGGTTCGGCCCGGCGATAGGGACATTGTTTGAGAAGACCGCCAACATTGCCAAAGAAATCACGGCGGAATCAGAAGAAAAACTTGAACAAAACATTGACAGCCAGGTGCGGCTTATCCTGGAAGGCATAAGGACATAAATATGAAATGGCTTTTACCATTTATTTTGTTTGCAGGCATTATTTCAGGGACAATTTGTCCTCCTCCAGAATCTATTGTCCCACCGTTCGCCTATGACCCCGAAGAATGTCAATATCGGATTCTCGGGTCGGTGCAGATGAATGTGGGTAATTCGTTTGCTATACCGATAGGCGCTTGTGATCCTGATGGAGATGCACTTGTTTTTACGTTAGACAATCAGCCGGAGGGAATGATTTTAGATTTAGGTTCTATCGAGCCAAATATGATTATTCTTGTTTGGAAGGCAACGGCAGCAGGTATCTATTATCCAAATATCACGGTCACGGACATGCCGGTCGATGGCATACCGCTATTCGATAGAGGGACTATTGTGGTTCGCATTTGGGAATTTAATCAAGCGCCGATTCTATCCGGTTTTGGCAGTGCCGATTTGAACTTTGATGGAACGGTTAATTTCGCTGATTTTGCGATATTTGTTTCGCATTGGCTAAAATCAGTAAAGGATTAAAAAATGGCAATAACGTGCTTGAGGCCAGAGAGGTGTAATTATGGCAGCTATTGATACAATCGAAATTCTTGATAATCTACAATTTGAACATCTTGATACGGCGGATATTTACACGGTTCACGCAGATGGACAGGCGGGCGAATGTGTATGCACAAATCCTATTGCAGTTCCTATGCCTGCCCTGGGAGTACGGGTCATTATCAACAACAATTATGGTGCAACCGGCTCGACAATTATAGCAAGGGTCAGGGCTACTACTGTTACAGGTATGACTGCCACAACGGTGACCAAGACACAAAATACGCAACTACTTGAATGGACATCAATTGCTTTAGCCGGAATGGCGGAATCTACCGAGCTGGATTTGACTGATGTCAGGGATGCCTTGCTTCATATTGATGTGGCCATTGCAGGAACTACGGCTCATCTTGGAACGGAGATTATTATTCAGGTCCGCAAAGAGGCAACGGTGGACGAGTGGACCACAATTTGTCGGTTTGTCGTTCTGTCTGGATTAACTGCGTTCAAAACAGATGTATTAAGCACGGCCGCCGCCGGTCAAAAGGTTATACCTATTAACAATCCAACGGCAGGGAATCTAAATCATATTAACAAATGGATTTTCATTTTGGATGCAACTATCGCAAACTGTGAGATGGCATTCCAGACTGCTTGTGGAGCAGATGCGTAATGATACATTTACTTCAAAAACCTCTTTTAGGAGTTCCGGTTAACTGGTCCCATCCGCTTGCTCGCGGTCTTGTCGGCTGCTGGCTGATGAACGAAGGCAGTGGGAAGAGCATCTATGATTTGAGCAGGAATCAAAACAATGGTGTTTTTTCTGCGGGAACACCAACCTGGACGCCAGGAAAATTTGGTCCTTCCGTGAATTTTCCTAATGCAAGCACTATCAACTGTGGCGGTGCTGCGGGAGTCTTAAATTTATCAACCCCCTTTTCAGTTCGTGCGACCTATAAAGCCACAAGTATTACGGGTTGGAATATGATTTGTCAAAAAGGGTCGACATTAACAGCAGCAACAAATTCCTTCTTGTTGGCTTCTTCTACTACATCTCTACGCTTCTATGTAACCGATGGGGTCAGTTGGTATTATTCAGCTTACACGATAGCAATAAATAATTGGTATGACGTTGTCGGTGTTTGGGATGGTGCGAAGACATACCTTTATGTAAATGGTATATTGCAAGATTCTGATGCCGCTGCAATAACTTTACTAACCCAACCCACGTATGCATTTAACATTGGCGGTATAAACACTTACTTTCTTACTGGAATAGTAGATAGTGTTGAAGTTTGGAATCGTGCTCTTTCTGCCGCCGAAATCGCCCAACTTTACCGAGAGCCGTTTGCGATGTTCGACAGGCCGAGTATTGGCTTGCTCTATGTCGTCCCGCCGGCAGGCGGTCAGACCATTCTTGATTATGAGCGAAGTCATCGAGGAGCTGCAAGGGGTGTTCTTGTAGGAGTCTCATAAATGATAATTGCACATAAGAAAAACTCTGCCTTTGAACTTACCTTTCCGATGGTGGACAGCACAACACCTGCGAGTTTTAAGACGGGTTTATCCCCTGTTGATACCGCATATTATAAAGATGGTGCGGGCGCCTGGACGACACTGGCGATAACCGATACCGCCGCAGAAATCGGCACTACCGGCATTTATGAGATAAGTCTTACCGCCGCTGAAATGAATCACGACTGGGTGAATATAAAATTCACGGCATCCGGTGCAGCGGACACTCTTATTACTTTCAAAATGTTCACCGACCCCATAACTATCTGGCACGTTGCAAAAACCGGCAGTGATAATAATAATGGGCACAGTTACGAATATGCAAAATTGACCATAGGTGCTGCCGTAACTGCATCTGCCAGTGGTGATAAAATAATAATCTGGCCTGGTGATTATAATGAGCAAGTGAACACAGGTGCTAAATCACTTATTTTTGAAGGTCTTCACATTAGCAAGTGCAGCATATATTATAATGATGCTGATAATCCAGCTTTGAAACTTACCGATAATTGCTCTGTAAGCAATCTAAAGATTGATAATACTTTAGGAGACGGTTTATCAATTCAAGGTTGTGTAAAGAATCGGGTCTCAAATTGTCGTATTAGTGGTAATAATTACGGTATTAACGCAGTTGATGCGATTGGGTTTATTTTGCAGGATAGTCATATTTATGGAGGCTTATCCGCTATTTATGGCTATGTTATTACCGGCTTTATAGCTGAACGTTGCTTATTTCAATTATTAGATACCATTACTGGCTCTACGGCGGTTAGTTGTTTAGTTCTTTCAGAATCTTCAGTAATAAATAATTGTAGAATTTATGCACGTAGATATACAGGGACAGGTATTGTTAAAGCCATTGAAGTCAAGGCCGGTATAGCTGCTGATATTGGTTATAATGCGTTTCAAAATTGCATAATACGTATTGATGCAAATACTACCGGTGCTAATTATGGAGTATATGTTGGTAATTATAATCGTTGTTGTTTTATGAATTGCAGCATTTCTATGTTCAATGGTGGGAGCGGAGAAACTTATAATTTTTATAATACAGGTTACGGCATAGTTGTATCCGGCTGTTCTTATGATATTGCAAAAACCTACGGCACAATTATACAATGCGATAGTGGTTTTGCAGCCGCCCTGAATGCTGCCACTCCTGCATCGGTTGTGGGTAATGTCGGAGGCAATGTTGTTGGTTCGATAGGTTCGCTTGCGGGGCAGGCACAAGAAGAAGTTGGTGAAGTAACAGACGCCATTATTAATGCCAATACAACCATCGGAACAATCAAAACCGATATAGAGACTACCGGAGTGGTTGTAAAAGACCTGACGACTGCTGCAAAGGCCTTGATTCAAACAGAGGCAGAAGATGCTGTTGTTGCAAAAAATCTTGACCATTTTACGGCAAGAACGGCAAACGCCCAAGCAGGCGGAGCCAATACAATTACACTGGATACACAGTCATCACCTACGGATGATTATTATAATGGACGGACAATTTTAATAACCGCAGGAACAGGCGCCGGACAAATCAGAAGGATTGTATCGTATAACGGCACAACGAAAGTTGCTACTGTAGATTCAAGCTGGTCACTTCAGCCGGTTAATGGCAGTGAATTTCTTATTCTTAACCTTTACGATGCCGAAGTGACGGCCATTAAAGCAAAAACCGATAATTTGCCTGCCGACCCTGCCGATGACAGCGACATTGATGCACAACTTGCGGCGATTAAAACTGATAGCGCCGCGATTCTTCTGGATACGGGGACGGATGGCGTAATAGTAAATGATTTGACCGTTGCGGCAAAGGCTCTGATTCAGACGGAGGCCGAAGATGCTTTGATTGCCAAAGACCTCGACCACATTGTTAAAACAACGGCAGGAGCGGAAAAGCCGACAGACGGCTCTTATCTTGACAAGATTATGAATAAGAATGTCAGTCAAACTTTTGACGATACGACAGATTCACTTGAGGCGATAAGAGATAATCAAGCTGGAGCTGATGCTGCAGCAATAGCAGATGCCGTCTGGGACGAAACCATGACCGGGCACATAGATGCAGGTAAGGCCGGTGCACAAATATGGACGGATATTGATGCTATTCTTACAGACACAACGGCAATGAAAGCAACAATTATCAAACTCGAAACCACATTGGTTATGGATGGCGCAGTCTATCAGTTCACGGCCAATGCTCTTGAACTTGCGCCGGGCGGCGGCGGAGACCTTTTAGGAGGAATTGTTGAAGGGACTATTACCGTAAAAGAAGCATTAAGTATATTTCTGGCTATTTTGAGCGGCAAATCTTCAGGTGGTGGAACTGCGACCATAATATTCAGAGACACGGCTGACACGAAAAACAGATTGGTCGTAACAGTGGATGCAAAAGGAAACAGGACGGCAATAATTACGAGGGATGGAACTTAACTATGGCTTTTTTTCCGCAATACTTTTGGAACACGGACTTTTCGCTTCCCGGCGATTTGGGGGCGGCCCCCAAAATCGAGTATATCGCCGAGAATATCCTGGCCACCATCAACGCCATAACGGTCGAAAACGGCTTTAATCAGACCCTTGTCGCAATGAGGCCGAAGCGGAACGACTGGCGCGATGTCATACCGGAGGACAACAAGGTTTTGATTGTCCAGGAGGCGGAGGAAATAATACTGACGCAGGTTGGACAACAGCGGCGGCAGCACGCATTTATCATTGAGGCGCTGGTAATCGACAGTGATGCCGCAACCGACTCCATCGATACGCGGCGCAACAAGGTCCGGTGCGATATAGAAAAAAAACTGAAGGAGGACTATAAGCGGGGCGGTTATGCCCTGGACACGGACATTGAAAGTTCGACTATGTTTGACACGGGCGAGGGTTTCAGCGGCGTTGCAATCAGGGTAATAGTGGAATGTGAGCTTCCTTATGGCAACCCTTACAGTTTAAGTTAGAAATTGAAAAAAGATTAAGGAGATAAACAATGGCGATACAAGGAATGTTATTGACGCGGAAAAGATGCACTAAGGTCGCAGTGGAGGACCCTGCGGGAACGCGCGAAGAGACGGGACAGGTCGATACGATATTATTTAACCCCGTGATAAAGCCGACTTCGACCTTTGAGAGCCGGGGAGGAAGCGGCACAATGCTTGGCGTGGAAAACATAGGGATTATCGAAGGGCGCCTCGGAAATTTCACCTGCGATGCGGAACTACGAGGGACCGGAGGTGCCGCCGGAAGCAGGATGGAGCCTGGCATTGCGGCGCTTTTGCAAGCCTGCGCTTTTTTGAAAGCCACCGATACTTACACGGTGGCCTCGTCTCCGGCGAACCATAAGACCAATACCATTGTCGTTTACCAAGACGGCCTCCAGAAGTGTCTTTACGGTGCGATGGGCAATGTCATATTTGAGGGAGAGGTAGGTAAAAGGGTGATGTGTAAGTTTGATATGCTTGGCATTTACGCCACGCCGGCGGATGTCGTTATGCCGGCCACCTGGGCGCCGAATGCAAGCATAGCCCCCTTGCTGGCGGGCGGACAATTCAAATTAGGTGCTACCGGTGAAGTGGCTCGGAAAATCAGCAAGTTCAGTCTCAATATGGGCTGCAAGGTCGTGCCCCGCGCAGATGTCAACGCGGCAAGCGGAATGGCCTACGCAGTCATCACGGACATTGACCCTGTGATAACCTTCGACCTTGAGGCCGAGCTTGTCGGGAGCGACACTTATGGGGCCGCCTATAATATGTGGCTCGCAGGAACTCCGGCGGCAATATCAATTGTCCTGGGCACGGGCACGGGCAAGGTGATAACCTTCACTTTGCCTAAAGTCCAATACCGGTCAATCGACGATGGCGATCGTGAAGGCATTATGGTTGATGAGATAACGGCGCAGTGCATGCAGAGCAACGCGGTCATAGGAACGGATGATGCCGTAAAGATTGCCATTACATAAAAGGCGGTTATGGATGCAGGAATTATTCGAAAGGCGATTTGCAGAAACCGAGGCGGGCTTGAAAACGCGACCGATGAGCAGATTATGTCGCTCTGGAATTCGCTGGACCCGCAGACGCAGGAATTCTATCTGCAATCTCTTGATACTTTTACAAAAGGAAAGGATGTCATAAATGCCGCTCGCAACGAATCCAAAAGCACTATTTGAAATCGTCCTTGAAAGCGACAATGAGCTGCCGGAAGGGGAAAGGCCGGTTTTCATCTATCACTATCTGACAGGCCTTGAGCAGATTGAGCTGACTGATTTAATAGCTACGATTGATAAGTCACCGAGTTTGAAAAATCTTATCGAAACAGTTTTCAAGGCGGCTGAAACTGAACTTGTGTCCTGGCGGAATGTCTTCGATAAAAACGGAAAACTTGTTTTATTTAGCCCCCATAGATTGAAAGAGATTATGGGATATGGTGAGGCAATAACGCTGGCAAGACAACTGTTGCAAGGTCAGGTATTGTCGCTTGATTATAAAAAAAAATCAGATGGGCTCTCGAAATCCAATACGGGGAAATCTGCAAAGGGTGCAAAGGCCAGGAAAAATGCACCGACAGGATAACGGAAACGGAATCGGTGCAAACGGACTGCATGTCCTGCAACGGAAGCGAAGAAGGATGCAATGATTGCAGGCAAACGGGCAAATGGGAATTGACACAATGCCCGCTGGAGATTTTGACGCCCGATGTATTGCAGACGATTGAGCTTGCGGAACTTTACGAAAAAGGACTGCCACCTGTGGCCGGCGGGGTACTCGACCAGGCGAACATTTTCATTGAGTCCTGCCGTTTCATTTTTCGCATAGAGGCGGTTTTGAAAAAGAAGCTGGGAATAATCGAATAGGATATGGCAAAGCATGCTGTCGATATATTGATAAGGGCGAGAGACGAGGCCAGTAGGCAGTTCGGCATAATCGGTCATGCCGGACTCCATATGGGTTCAATGCTTCGAAAGGCCGCCACACTAATCGGATTTTACTTCGGGGCAAGAGAGATAAAGCGATATGTGCAGGAATCCTTAAGGGCTTATGGCGAGGAAGAGATGGCCATCCAGCATCTTATTGATGCCCTGTTTGTTTTGGGGCCGGTAAGCAAGGAAACCCAGAAGGATATGCAGAAATTCGCCGATGAGATTAGGCGCACCACAACCTTGGCAGACCATGAAATTTTATCGGTTATGACTTTGGGGGTGACAATCGGCAAACTTTCAGGCGAAGCACTTCAAAAGGCTACAATCGCCGCAATCGGCCTGTCAAAAGGATTTGGCATCCCTCTTGAGACCGCGATGCGTTTAGTTTCAAAGGGAGCGGTGGGAATCAGCACGGGCTTAAAAAGAGTGGGTATAGACATCAAAGGTTGTAAGGACGAACAATCACTTTATAACAAGGTGATGGAAATCGGCACCAAAAATTTCACGATAGCGCAAGGAGAAACAAAAACTTATGCCGGAACGGTTCTCCAAATGCGCAATGCACTTGAACAGGTTAGGGTAACCATTGGCCAGGCGCTGATGCCGACTTTTAAGAAATGGGCGGAGACAATTCGCGATTGGGCGGACAGGAACAGGGAGGCCATCGGCCTGTGGGCGCAGACTATGATGTCGGGTGTTGAGTTGGTAAAGGATATTTTCCGGTCTTACATTGACTTTATGAAAAGCGACTGGCTGACAGGATTTCAAAAAACATTATTCGGAGCGACTACGCTTTTTATTGCTCTTGCAAAGGATTTCGGACTGATTGCCAAAAAAATCATAATAGACCTGGAGAATATATTGGTTGTCGGAGTCGGCAAAATATATACAAAATGGGTTGATTATCATGAACGGTTTGCAACGGAATTAAGCATAATTACCGCAAGAGAAAAAAACAAGGGATTTTTGGGAATGTTCCCTTCCGAAGAGCAAACAGCAGAAGCGAGAAAAGCTGCGATGAAAACTATTGCGGTATGGGAAAGAGAAGGCCGTTATGAAAAATTATTTCCAACAGTGGAAGGCATTCCCTGGAAAGACATAGCCGAAAAAAGCAAGGAAACCCTTCAGAAGGCATTGTCAGATGTTATCGCCTTATTCGGTCCCGAATTTGGCAAGTCGATTGAGGAGGCATTTGAAAGGCACAAGGAAAGACTGTCAAAAATAACGACTGACATCATAGTGGAGCCGGTAAAAAAAGACCTTTTAAGCACATGGGAGGATATTGCAACAAGCATCAAGGGACTTGAACACAAGGGAGTGACCCCATTGATAAGCCGATTTTTAACAATGTGGCCTTCCGCTAAAATCGACTATCAAAAGTCGATAGCAGATAATACAAGAAGGCAAATATCCTTAACCGAAGAATTGGTAGAACAGGGGGATGAATTGCTTTCAAGAAGAGAATCCACAGTGGAACTTGTGGCGGGGGAACTCTGATATGGCGGTATTGAGCGTAAAAGAGGACTGGCGGGAACTGGGTGCGGACTTTGGCAAAGAGGAAGCATCTACTACCCGCAAATTCACAGTCTTATTCGATACAGGGGACAATCCTGTGGACCGGCCAGGTATTGCCGCTCTCGCAAGCGGGATACCGCATATATGGGAGACGCATCCGAATTCGCCCTGGCTTTTCGTCAGCAGCATAAGGACAAAAGCAATAGGCCCCTTGTTTTACGGGGTCATAGTTTCCTATTCGACTTTGCCGCTTCTGAGGAGAGAATCAAATTATGATCCGACTGCTGGTCCGTTGGACCAGCCGTGGGAGGTGGAATGGGGAAGTTGCGTATCCAACGAGCAAATAGATAGGGACATAAACGGCAACCCCCTGACCAATTCGGCAAAGGAACTGTTCGACCCGCCACTATCGAGGGACAAGCGGGATCTTATTCTGAAGATTCAACGCAATGAAGCCAGTTATAATCCCCTTTTGGCGAGCAGTTATTTTGATGCCATAAACTCTGATATTTTCCTCGAAGTTTTTGGGCCCGAACAGGTCAAATGCAATGATTGGGTTGGCAAGCGGGCCCGTTCTGCCAGTCTGTTTTACTGGGTCGTCAATTACGAATTTCAGATGCGGGCGGATACTTGGAAACAAAGGGTTTTGGATGCCGGATATCGGGAATGGAATCTAACGGCATCGCCAGCGAAATATATTCCCATTACTATAACAGATGATGAAACGGGCAAGCAGGTTGCGGTTAGGGAACCGTGGCCGCTGATGGAATCCGGCGTGGCATTTCCCGAACAGCATGTCTATGATGGTGGTGCATTGCATTGGTGCGAATTCGACATTTATCAAAAAAAACTTTTTAGCATTTTGGGGTTCTAAAAATGGCAAACAAAATATGGGTAGGAACGGATGCGGGAAATGAGGGTAAGTGGGGAACGGCTGCAAACTGGTCACCTTCAGGCGTACCGATAACCGCCGATGATGTATTTCTAAAAGATTCGGCACAAAATGTCACGGGCGATTTCGACCAGTCGGCGGTACTTCTGGCAAGTTATAATCAAGACCAGAGTTATACGGGTCTGATAGGAGATGCCACAAATTATCTGGTAATTGGCGCGACGAAGGTCAATATCGGCTACCACGACGGTCCCGGCTCGCCTTCCGGTTCCGGGTGCACAAAACTCGACCTTCGGGACGATTTGCTGTCTGTCTCGACAGTTGTCATTTCCAATACAGGGACGTCCACCGATACCGGCAAGCCGGCAGTCCGGTTGTTGGCAAACAAAAACACAACTACTATTGAGGTCAAGAAGGGTTCGGTCGGAATCGCCTATGAGGTTGGAGAAACCTCATCGGTCAGTTCGATAACGATTGGTTATATTTCGCAAGTTGCCGGTGATGCCGATGTGTTCATCGGATCTGGTCTTACCTTAATAACTTTGAATCAAAACGGCGGTGACTGTCTTTTGAAGTGCGGGGCGGCTACCGTAAACGCAAATGCCGGAGGCACATTGCAGACCGAAGGGGCTGGGGCGATTGCCACGCTCAATGCAAAGGGCGGAAAGACAGTCTGCAACTCCACTGGGACGATAACTACCCTGAACATATCCGAACAGGGGGATGTGGACTTTACGAAATCAAGCCAAACAAGAACGGTTACGACCCCGAAACTGGACAAATCAGGCAAACTCAAATATGATCCTGCCGTGGTGACATTTACGAACAAGGTCAATTCAAACAATTTGGTCGCTTTACAGGCGTCTTAAAATGCCGCAAGGACGTTATCTAACCGAACGAGCATATCAGTCATTCCTGGAGATGTATCATTGGTGGGAACGGCACAAAAACCAGCGGGACAAGTACCGGCGGCGGGGGGGCTTCTCAGCGGCGGTAGCAGGAGTTGATATAAAAATCTTTGAGGTCCAGTCCGCCGCAACTGGGGACGGGGTTTATAACTGCTATGAAGAAATGCTTGACAAGACCGACTGGATTGACACGGGTGGCGAGGATAGATTTTACGACAAGAATGCCGTGTCGGTCGAAGTCCTGAATCTGCTTGAGCATGATGTTGAGGCGACTTATGCCCGTGCCCTTGCAATAGGAGATAGAATTGAATCATATCAATTTACGGATGATGAGGGAACGTCTCGATGGGTAGGCATTCCAATATCTGGCGGCAGTCCAGTTCGCAGGGCGAAAACTACGGCAGCGGCAGGAGCGACAACAACTATCGTATGCAACCTTATCGGAAACAATGGTGTGGAGATAACATCCGGTCTCGGTTCGGGAATAACCGTCTATTGTGATACAGAAGACAGTGCAAACTTGAACAGTGTAAAACCGCGCCTTATCAATGATGAGGAAATTACTGTCTATAATCTAAACGGCAAATGGTATTGCTCGTGGGGGTTCAGCAAATGGAGTTTTTGTTCATAGGATTTTGAATGTCAGTCACCGTATATGGTTGTGTTAATGCCAATAGCACGATAACCTTTGAGAATCTTGAGACGTGCCTTGCACAGTCCGCCTGCATTGTTTTCACGGGCGACCACGCAGGACAGGTCGCCCTCACGCTTTCCGGCGCTGATGACCCTGCTTGCAATGATAC